CTCTGCTCTTTGTACACCTTCACGACCACCACCAAATGCACCAGGAACACCTAATGTTTGTGCTGCTATTTGATTTTGTTGTATTTGTTTCTGTCTATCAAATTCTGTTAGTGTTGCATCAATTACTTGTTGTTGGTAAGGCGACATGTAAGCTGTCGTTTGAGCAGTTGTCATAGGACCTGTTAATGCAGTTGCTCCTGTTGCAGCTGTTTGTGCTGCCGTTAAGAAAGGTTGATAAGCACCAAGTCCTGTTGTTGGGTCTACTGCTTGTGTTCTAGCATCAATTTGTAATTGTGATTCAGGTGCAACTGTTGGCGCAAGATCAGCCATACCAGCTTTTGTAATCTGAAACTGTTGTGCTTGTGCTTGTCTTTGTGCAAACTGTTCTGCAGTTTCACCCGGTTGTTGAGTTGTTGCTGTAGTAATACTAGGTATACCAGCTTGTCTTGTAAGATCTGCTGCATAAGTTTTACCTAATGCCTCTACGTATTCTGGTGGTAAGTTTCTTGTTTCTGTTATACCGCCTGTTTGATAACCTACTCTTCCGCCTATTGCTCTATTTTCTTTTTTCAATGCTAAATCATCTGGTGGGGGCGCTGCAAAAAACGGTCCTACGGGATAATTTTTCATAGGTCTTTCATATTTTCCATATATATCTGGATTTTTTTCTCTTAATTTAAATAATAAATCTTCTATAGCTCCACCTTCTTTTATTTTACTTTCATCAAAAGTGTACCCTACATCTCCTTTTTTAAAATTTTCTCCCATTTCAGATAAATCTAATTCAGTAACTCCACCTGATACATCATAACCTCTTTTCATAAGTTCTATAAACATTTCAGGAGTAGATCTTCCAGATTTTATAAGTCCTACAATCCTTTCAGTAGACATATTTCTTGGATCATTAGGGCTATCAGAAATAGTCGTATCTTCTTTTAAAATTTCGTCTAATTTAGTGCCATCTTGATAACCTACTCTTCCGCCTTGATTTAAATTAAATCTTTTCATAACCACATTAGCAGCTGTTTCGTTAGGGGTTGCATCTCTATATTTTTTGGGATTTAGACCTGTTTCGTTTGTGCCGTTTCTTAAATCTCTAGCTAATTCAACTTGTAATAATTGAATTTCTCTAAATTTTTTCATTTTTTCTTCATCACCTGAACTTTCATCTAACAAGTTATTTAGTTTTCCTAAAAAAATTTTAAAAAATCCCATTCTCTCAGCTTCAATTTTTTTAGCTTTTACATCATCTCTAGGACCTATCGTCATAATTTCAGTAAAGTCTCGTTCCTTAGCTTCAGCAGGAATCATATAATCTTGTCCGCCACCACCAGTTCTTTTTAAGAACATTTCCTCAAACCAGTTTCCGCCTTTACCTTCATCGTATATTCCTTCACTTTCAGATGCTCCTCTTAAACGACCTAATAAACCAGCTACTCCTCTTACTGGTGTTGACATTATTCGTTCTCTAGTATCTGGACCCATACTTTTTCTACCTCCCATATCTCCCACTTCCATACCTCTTGTTTCTCTTGGATCAATAATTTGAATATCATCTTCCTCAAAACTAGGAACTATAACTACTTGGCCATCTACCATTTTTAATTGTGTTGCCATTATACTGCTCTCTTTTCTAACTTTTTCATTGTATCATACATCCTTTGTGCTCCTTTTTCAATGCTACCACCGCCTGCTCCTCGTACCGCGTTAGCAGTCATTACGAATTCGTTTTTAGATAACATAGCTGGTACATCATCTGCTTTTTCTTTTATACCAACTGGTACAAATCCACCTTTGTCTCTGTAGTCTCTTTCTTTAACTCCTGCTTTATTAGTTCTCATGATACCTGTTGGCATGCCACCATCTCTAACATTGTATCTTGCAACAAATGCATTTCTGCCAGCATTATCTAGTGCAGAATACTCTGGATCAAATTTAAAATAATTATCCATATAAGTTCTCATTTGTTTACCAACTACATCTCTTCTTGCAGCTAAATATTCTTCCATAGTTTCACCTGGCTCTTGTTCTCTAAACTCTCCTTGAAAGTAACTAGCTAATAAAGAAGCTCCTGCTGTAACAGTCCCCGCTGCTAGTTGCGCCGCAACTCCTCTAGGTAATTTTTTTATTGTTTTTTTTATTGTTTCTCTTATTGATTTTTTTCCTATGTCAAGACCTTGTTCTGCTTTTTCAACATCTGATAATTGTGTAGATTTTTGCTTATCAAATAAATCTCCTATTGCTTGTGTTCGCTCAGAACTTAATGGAGAAGTAAAACCACCTTTTAATCCACCACCCATTACTTGATCAGCTCCACCTAAAAATCTCGTACCAGCTCCAAATGCAGTTGTAGCAAGACCTTGTTTTAATGCATCACTTAAACTACCTCTTTGATCAAACCTACCAATACCCCTCATCAATCCAGCAATGGCTGGATTGAACGGTGCAACGAATGGTGCAGCTTTAACTGCAACATTTGCAAGTTCATTAGGAATTAATTTTCTAATTCTTCTTTTGATACCACCTAAAAGAAAATTTGTTCTTGGAGTAACGTTTGTTATTCCACCTTTTCCACGCAGTTGCCTTGGCATTTTTGCTCTGTTTATCATATGTCAATTGTTTTATTATATTAAAAAGGCAGGGATTGCACCTGAATTTACATTACTACTCGTTTTTCACAAGTAAATCAAGACTATGTTGTAACCTCTCTAGGCTTAGATTCTAAGGCTGAGAGGACTACATGGAGTCTATTGGCTGTTGCCGCAGTCACCTTTAATATCTCACTTTCTTCTAATACTAAAGGGGCTGATAATAGTTCTGTTGTTGCATTTGCTGATATAGATTTAGTCTTAAAAAGACTAAAAACGTTGTTACTAGTATCTGTAATAGTTACTGTTATGGTATCTGCATTACCAGAGTCTTCTGATACCAATATAGATTTAATTACAGCTGTTGTAGCTGATGGCACTGTATATAGTGTTGTAGCCGATGTAGATGTTAAATCTGCTTTTTTATTTACAAATGAATTAGCCAAAGAAAAAAGCCTCCACCTCTGATTCGTCTTTTAAATCTTGTTGATAAGTAGTGTTTAATTTTTGTACTATACTATCTACATCTCTTACAAAAGACTGTTGAGTTTGTTGGTCGTATTCTCTATTTGGTTGTGTTAATGATTGTACTATTCTTGCCATTATCTTCTACCATCCGGTTGATAGTCAATTCTAAATGTGCCTAACTTCCAAAATTGACCTGTACTTGTGTTATCTATCTTTAATGATATTGATCTAGCTCTAGCTCGTGTATCAATTTTTTGTGTACCACTTGTTACTGTAAATGGACCAAGCGTTGAACTAGCTGCTGTATCATTTGGAAAATCTCTTAAGTTTAATGTTATTCTTGCATCTCCTGTTTGTGATAAAAAATCAGGTATGACTCTTCTTATTTTCATCATAAACTCACCATCACCAGCAAGTCCTTGTTGACCAATGTCAAAATCACCTGATTCAATTGATGCAGTGATTGCAGTTGTTGCACCTTCTTTAACTTGATTTAATCCTGTTTCGTGTTCATAGTAAGTTGATGTACCATCACTATTACCAAAAATATAATTAACATCTGTTGTAGCAGTTGTACCATCTGAATCATATGCTGTTGCATGAGGTTTACCAAATACAGCAGAATCTTGCCACGCGCTTCTTGCTAAAGTGCCTGTTGTCCACACAGGTCTTTGTGGGGATGAGTCTAAGTAGTTATAAGTTACAACTCTATTAACTGTGTCTGATCCAGAATTTGGATAAAACCACATTACTTCACCAAACAAGTTATTTAATCCCGCATTAATGTGTTGTTTAGGAATTGTATTAATGTCATCATAAACAAAGTCTTCAACCAAACATGGTAATGATTCTAGTTTACCGGTATATCTAAAGAAACCATTTTCTGACATCCAATAAGCTGTACCATCAACCTCTACGGCTGCGTTCTGTCCAATCAATCCACAGTTCGTACCAACTTGTTGAAATGAGAAAGTAAACGGTGGACCAACAAAACGCATGATAAATAATGCAGTATCCGTCCAAATGTAAATTGCATCTCTACCTCTAATTGCTCCCATAATTTTTGATCCATCTGCAAGTCTTTGTGTACCCGCAGTATTAGTTGCTGATGGTGTATATGTATTGATATCTTCTTGAGACGAAAATCTTATAAACATTGGATCTTGTGTAGAAGATGTACCAACAGTTGTTTCTGTACCAAAAAATATTAAGTGTCTATCTGGAGTTGATACTAAACTAAACGCAGATGCAGTTGGTGCATTAGTTATAATTGTTGCTCTTGTGTCTGTAGCACCTGTTGGATTTGAGTTCCATTCAAAACTTTCACCACTATTAATTGTTGCTATAAGTTTGTTGCCTAAATTATCTAAAGACCATAAACCTGGTGCTGTTACAATGTCTCCAGATGCTGCAGCGTTCCATGCAAAAAAGTTTGATGCATCCGTTACAGTATCTCCTGATGAGTGAGAAGCTGCAGTTGTACCACTAGCACCTCTAGTTAACCCTGATAAAGTTCCGCCACTATTTGATGTGTATGTAATTAATTCATTATTTATAATAACTGTTCCTGATGATGGAAATGAAGTAGAGCTTGCCATAGTTAAAGATGTTACACTTGTATTAATTGATGATGATAATGTAGATGTAAATTGACCTGATTTAAATCCACTCCAAGGTCCAAGACCCCAACCAGTAGATGCAACCTCAACGGCTGGTCCAACTGGATAATAATGTTTAACTCTAATACCACCAGATGTTGATGCACCTGATCCTGATTCATTTGAACCAACATTAATAGTAAGTGTAGTATCTGTTGGAATACTAGTTACCATAAATTTATTATCATCAAAGTTTGATGAATTAAAATTAGAATTAGTTATAGATGTAAAATTATCTAATAGTATAATGTCATACTGATTTATATTATGTGCAGATGAAAATGTTAATGTTACGACCGCTGATCCATTAGTTGTAGAAAAAGCACTTGTTAATGTTGTAGTTGCTTTGATTGGATGTATGTCATAAAAGATACCACCAGAGTATGCGTATAAAATTCTATTTGTACCTAATGCTGCATATTTAATACCTGATGTATTTACAAAGTGATGAATGGCTGTATTACGACCAGTAATGTCAACAGAGCCTAATTGTGCCCAACCACCTATTTTTTCAGGTGATTGATATCTAAAACGAACATTATCTCCTGAAACCCATTGACTTTCACCGCCTGTTGATGTGACTTGTTTATTAAAACCTGGTTGAAACCTTACTTTTTGTAACATATAAAAATCCTTAATAATAAGGCAGGAGATGGTGTGGTGGAATCTCCCGCCATATTATTATATACAATATTATTTAGATATTTTAAAGCCTTTAAACCAAGCAGGCAACCCTAAAAATGGTCTCTTATCAAATTCATTTTCTTTAGCTGTTTTAGAATTGGCTTTATTATAATGTAAAAATACTTGTCCACAATTTTTACCAGTAAATTCTTCTCTCCAATGTTCTAAATCGCAACCTGAATATATAAGCATATCACCTGGTTTTAAATCTACTTTAATACCAGCTTGACCTTTATTACCTGTTGGATCTAAATATATAGGCCAAGGATCTCCTCCAAGATTTAATGTGGTAGATATTTCACAAGAATACCTATCTTTGTGTCTAGCTAATATATCTCCTTTTTTGTATATTCTAGCGTAAGAATATGTTTCAGATAATTTTAATCCTGTATGTTTTTCCATAGTAGGTTTTACTTGTTGTAATAAAGTTTCCATAGCAATATCTGAATAATGTGAATAAGTGTTTGGAACTTGATGATCATTCCATATACCCCAATATTCTGTAAAAGGTGAAATATACCTCGTATCAAACAAAACTCTTGCAACATCTCTTTTATTTAAAAAATATTTATAAACAAAATTTGCTAACTCTGGTGAAATAGCATTTTTTAAAATAGAGTATTTATTTTTTTGGAACGCCGATTTTTTTAATGACATTTTTTCCTTTCAGTTGCATTTTAGATTTTAAAAAATTATCTATAAAATTTGGTTTAGTTTTTAAAGGAGTTGAATCTAATATAGTTTTAATAATAGCTTTTTTCATATCTTTATTTTGCACCTAATACTCCTTTTGGAATTGCCTGACAATTCCAATGTATAAATCTAAACGGTTCATATCCCATATCTACCACATATTGATGTGGCATATAAGAAGGAAAGAACATTATTCTACCTGGTTTTACATTATAGTTTATC